ATAATAATTAAAAAATGTCTATTAATATTAATCAAAATAATATTAATATTAATAATAATAATAATAATAATAATAATAATAATAATAATAATAATAATAATAATAATAATAATAATATGGAAGATAATATGGAAGATAATATGGAAGATAATATGGATGATAACTATTTGGATCGTGAAAAAATTAATAAATATTTCAACAAAGAGAGAAATTTTATAATGATAGATAAAAGTGATAATTTTGAAGAAGATTTTACAGATAAAGATTATTGTGATATGTATCTAAAAAATCAAGATTTCAATATTATGGAAATGTCGGAAATATTCATATTATTTCCAGAACATTTATATTCTATTATAAAAAAAATACCAGATCTAAATAAAAAAGATATTCGTGGTTATAAAGAATACAAGAATTATGTTAAAAATCATAACTCTTTATGTAGAGAAATATATTTTTACAAAGACGAAGAATTAAGATTAAAATCAGAAATAGAAAATTTAATTCGTCAAAAACAAATAGCAAAAGAAGAAAAAATCAAAAAAAAGAAAGAATATAATTTATTTATGATGGAAAAAATGGGGAGTGCATCTTTACCAAATTCGGATGTGTTGAAAATTTAAAAATAATTATTTAAAAATAATGTAAATAAATAATTATTTTAAACTAAAACCGGCATTTCATCTATATTTATTATTTTTTCTGTTGAGGGAACAAGATTTTTTAAAATAATATAAGACTTAAATTCATTTCTTTCAAGTTGAGCATCAGGTGTGTGTTTATGAACACATCTAGCAATCATTTTATACAACTTGAAATCAGGATATCTGTCAGCACCATTGTTTTTATAAAGTAAATTTGTACCTTTATCATCTAAACACCATTCTATTATTAACTTTGTAACTGGATCTTTACAATTATTAACTTCACTCATATCTTCAATTAAATAATCAAAAATAGAACAAGCTAGTCTACAAAGATCAAAACTAAAATTTGGTTCAAGTCTAGGTTTTTTTTCATTAAAGTAAGGTTCAGTATTATATTGTGTTGAGGCGTCTCCTCCTTGTTGAAAGCTATCACTACAAAATATTTTTCCGTCAAATTTGTAAATACTTCTTCCAAAATCAATAATTTTATATATTCTACCAAAGGTCGGTACTTGATAATATTTGTTTTTATATAAATAATAAATATATTTTTTAGTGGTAGTGTTAAACATCACATTGTTTGTATGTAAATCATTATGTGTTAATCCAAAAACTTTTTGATAGGTAATTAAAATCATAATAATCTGCATGAATGCTGAAAACCATTCACCTTCATCTAATTCATCTTTCATAATAAGCTCATCAAGTGTCCTTTCACAATTTTCCATACATATTAATTGAATTGGAAATTTTGGTAAAGTAACCATTATTTTTTCTTCTTCTTCAAAATCATCTTCTTCATCACTGTTATTTGTATTTGTTTCATCTGTCCATTCTGATTTTTCAGAATTATTTTCGTCTAATATTTCATCTTCATCTTTTGAATTACATTCATTACATTCTTCTATTTCATCATTATAAGATGTGTAAGAACTACGTGACGAACAGGATGAATCGGATTTTAACGTGGTAATTTTATTATCTAAACTTTTAAAAATATTCTCATTATTTGTGATATCTTCTAATTCTAATGAAAAATGATTCAAGTTATTGAATGTTATTTCACTATTATCATTTTTAAATAATTCTTCTTCTATATTTGCTTCTGTTATTATATCTTTACTAGTATTACTATCAAAAATATTTTCGAAAATATCATCACTAATGCTTTTAATAGAGGCAATGCTTTTTAAAGTATTTGATTTATCTATATTTAAAGGTGGTTTTTTAATTTCGTTTTCTTGAAATAAATGTTCATAGTTGTCAATGGTAAAAAGAATATTTTTATTTTTATTGAAAAAATCAGAAGTATTTAAATATTCTATGTCATCAAAAACATTCAAGCTATAATTATTTTTTATTGCTAAAAAAGATCCATAATAATCAACACTATGAATAAAGTAATGTTTTTCAGATAATTGATTTGTTAAATAAAGAAATAAACCATCAATGTAAGCAGCATTATTCATATCTAATAGTTTGCTATGAACTTCCATTTCATTAGATGTTAGACTTGGAAGTTGAAATAAATTCTTATTTTGAATATCATATTTACCAACCAAGTATTTAAATGGATCTAAAAGAGGTGCTTCTTTAAAAAATAATTCTTTTTTTTTTAGTTTTTCTGTATTTATGTTTTTTATAGTACATGTAAAGAATTTACTGCTTTTTTCTTTTCTCTCTTCTACATTGTATAAATAACATTTATGGTTCAGATTAATATTATTATAATTGGTTTCATTTAAACTGAAAAAACGATTATAAATCGGTATATAATTTTGTACTTTAGAGAGAAATAATGTATTTTCACTCTCTAGGCTTTGGAAAAGAGAAGTATTTTTCCTTTTATGATAATGAATCATTATATTAGGTATTTAATATATAAATAATATCTTTTTTTAACTTAATACTTCTAAATATAATTAGTTTTGTAAAAGGAAAATATTTATTATTATATTACTTTTTTACACTGTTAAACTTTTATAATAAAAATTATCTTTGCGTAATTTATTTTTATAAATATTCTAAAATATATCATAATATATAGTATGTCACTTGAATTAAAAAAATTTGATATGAAAAACATTAGTTTCAAACCAAATGAATCAAAGGGTCCAGTGGTAGTTTTAATTGGACGTAGAGATACCGGAAAAAGTTTTCTTGTTCGTGATTTACTTTTTTATCATCAAGATATTCCTATTGGAACTGTTATTTCCGGAACAGAAGAAGGGAATGGATTTTATGGAAAACTCGTGCCAAAATTATTTATTCATAATGAATATAATACAGCAATTATTGAAAATATTTTGAAACGTCAACGTTCTGTATTAAAACAAATCAAAAAAGAAATAGAAACATATAAACGTTCTACTATTGATCCTCGTACTTTTGTTATTTTAGATGATTGTTTATATGATAATGCTTGGTCTCGTGATAAAATGATGCGTTTATTATTTTTAAATGGGCGTCATTGGAAAGTCATGCTTATTATAACTATGCAGTATCCGCTTGGTGTACCACCAACACTTCGTACTAATATTGATTATGTATTTATTTTGAGAGAACCTTATATTGCTAATAGAAAACGTATTTATGAAAATTATGCTGGTATGTTTCCAACATTTGAAGCATTTTGTCAAGTCATGGATCAATGTACTGAAAATTTTGAGTGTTTAGTAATTAATAATAACGTAAAATCAAACAAGTTACAAGATCAGGTTTTTTGGTATAAAGCAGATGCTCATAATGACTTTAAATTAGGTTCAAAAGAATTCTGGGAATTATCAAAAGGTATGAATTCAGATGATGAAGAAGATAAATATGATCCAGGAAATGCCAAAAAACGTGGTGTAGGACAAAAAATAAGTGTGAAAAAAACAAAGTGGTAAGGTAATAAATATAACTTATTAATATTTATGATTGTTATCATTCTCCTTAAAAAGTATTTTATCTACAGTTGTTTTTACACAAAATAAACGGTGTAAAAATAACATCTAGTATAGCAATAATACACTTTTTTAACATTTAAAACGCCCATTTCACATAAATCAGTTATAATATCATAGTTTATAAATATTATTATCTGCAAATATAATATAATTATGAATAAAAATAATAATATTTGTTATACTGGGTTTAATTCAGTAAAAACAGGTAATTATACAAAAAAAAAATATTTAGAAGCTATGAATAAAAATTTTAAAAAAGAATGTTCTGTTTATATGAAATCTTTAAAATGTAAATCGTGTAAAAAAAATATAGAAATGAATAACAAAGAAGTTAAAAAACAAATAAATGCACAATTAAAAAACAAAACATACAAAATGACGAATAATACACAACAAAAATTACTTAAACAGTTAAGTAAATGCAAAAGATGTAAAAATAACAAAACAAAAAAGTGTAATTTAAACAATTATCTATTATTTTCAGGCGCTGAATTGGGCAAATGTAAAAAATAGTTTTATCCTATTTTATAAATATTTTAATTTATAAAATAGGCGTTTTAAATGAGAAAAAGGTGTAAAAAATCTATAAGAATGTAATCCTTTACCTGGTATACCAAAGACATTTTTATATTTACATAAATTCATTATATAAATATAAAATATATTTTTACATTTAAAATATCGATTTTATTTTATAATTTAATTCATATTTAAATTACCAGAGAATGTATTATACTTTAAAAGTATTAAATTAATACCAATAACATTGAAAGAAATTTCACGACTTTTAAATATTGATGACATAAAAAATTCATATTCAAATTGATCCCAATAATTATTACTAGTTATTTTATGTTCTATTTTATCAAACGCATTCAATATAATCATATTTTTATGAAAAATAAAAATCTGATCGTCTAGTACAACATCATGTTCTATATCATCATAATAACAATTTCCAATATTTTTCCAAATACCCTCTCCATTTACAGACATACCATATTTAATTTTTGATGGACCATAATATACTCTTGCTCGAGCATTTATTGCGTTTTCGGATAATATATTAAAATTGATGTTTTCTAATAACAATACGTCTGGTCTAATTTTTATGTACCAATCATACTCTAATACTGGTTTATAATCACTAATAAAATCACATATTTTACTGAATTGTCTTTTAGCATTAATTATTTTATATTTAAATGATATAATGCCTTCATAATTATTAAAATCATCTTGACTTGATATACCACAATAATCTACATCCATGTTTAATAATTTGATATAATCATTTAAAATTTTAATATTATCACACCATTTTTTTTCTAAATCACTACTACAAATTATAACTAAAAGTTTCATATTATACATAAAACAATAAATAAAATAAAATAATAATTAACGTATAAAATGTAAAAATCTGTAAAATTTTAAATATTTTTTTTCTTGGTAGCAAACGGACCACTAATTAATTCACTTTGACCATAGTCGCTTTTACCAACAACTATATTATCTCCTTCAAATAATTCCTTTCTAATATCGGCAGCAGAAATTTCATTATTATCTTTTAGTGACAAAGCTGTTTCTTGAGTATTGACATTATTAATACCAACTAAATTTCCTTTCTCATCAATTGTTTGTGTCAATGTATTTCCAGAACGTTCAGCATTTTTAATATTCTCTTCAATTGCTTTTTGTTTGGTTTCTTTCACACGTTGATCAAAAGCATTTTTAGCATTTGTTTCATTTTTAACTTTCTCATGCATTAATTGATTCAACTCCTCTTCCATATATTCAACTTTTCCAGTCTTGTAAGCTTCAGGTTCCCATGGCATCCAAAGACCAATAGGGCCTACAAATACATCGTGATTTGGATCCACTTCTCTCAACATTTTACATCTTAGTTCAGCTTCTTCTATAGTTGGATACACACCTCTTATCTTTATTCCACGTGTAGATGTTTGAAAATTATACATTACACCGAAATTCTTTTCTAACTCCTCTTCATTTTTATCTAAAAATGTTTTATAGTCATCATCCATACTTGATTTAGAAATACTTTCACCTTCTTCTTTACAAAAATCTTTGAAATCATTGAAAACATCATCAAAAACAAGTTTATTTTTGTAAGAAATAAAATTCAAAAATTGAACAAATTTTTCCATTGAT